ATATAATTTTGTCAAGCGGAACAGGTACTAAGTGTTCTCAGCGGAGGGATGTTTTCAAACCTATCCCTCTGATACAAAATGCATCAACCGCTTCTTTCTGCGTACTTGAGTAGACTGATTATAAAATCAGTACGGCTAAGACAGTCATCCACTTTACTAAAGTAGTGACGGCTTGCACAAACTCAATATCTATTTCAATTCTCATGTCTATAGAATTAGGTTAATAATCTAATGACACTTGACAAAATCGAGTGCAAAGATAAAAAATAAATATGCTATACCGATATAATAAGAAGAAAAATGAAAAGCCTTTGTTTGATATAACAGGAGCTAAGATAAAGAAGAAGCCGGATTTGAAGACCAAGCTCGACAAAGAGTTTTCCCTTTTCATCCGGCTTCGTGACGCAATGCCAAACGGGTATTTCAAATGTATCTCATGCGGTCAAATAAAGCCCTTTGAACAAGCTGATAACGGGCATTACATAAATCGCCAACACATGAACACCCGTTTCGATGAAATGAACTGCAACGCTCAATGTAGGCACTGTAATCGCTTCATGGAAGGTAACATTCAGAACTATCGAAAGGGCTTGATTGCCAAGTATGGTGAACAGAGAGTTATCCTACTCGAAGCAAAGCAGGCTATTAGCCGGAAGTTCGCTGATTTTGAGTATGAGCAGCTAATCAAGTATTACAAAGCACTTAATAAGAAATTACGAAAGGAGAAAGGCTTATGAGTTACCAATTGCGAGATTACCAACAGAAAGCCTCTGATGCCGCCGTTTCTTTCTTTAACAATAAGGCGAAGAAAACAAATGCCATTATGGTGTTACCTACTGGTAGCGGAAAGTCGCTCATCATAGCAGATATAGCCGCAAGGCTTGACGGTCATACATTGGTTTTTCAGCCCTCAAAAGAAATTTTAGAGCAAAACTTCAAGAAACTCTGCTCATACGGCATTCTTGATTGCAGTATCTATTCAGCTTCTTTCAACTCAAAGGAGATAAGCCGGATAACATTTGCCACCATAGGCAGCGTGAAGAACCATCCTGAACTGTTCATCCACTTCAAGAACATCATCGTGGACGAATGCCACCTTGTTAACCCTAAAGAGGGGATGTACAAGGATTTCTTCAATGCGGTGAAGTGTAAGGTTCTAGGCTTGACTGCAACTCCTTATAGATTATCTTCCTCACGTGATTTCGGCTCTATGTTGAAATTTATCACCCGGACAAAGCCTCACGTTTTTTCAGAGGTCATTTATCATGTACAGGTATCAACCCTATTAGATATGGGCTACTTGGCGAAGCTGAACTACTACCCGATGAATCCGACCGGATGGAATGAACTCAATTTGAAAGTAAATACCACTGGTGCCGACTATACAGATAGGTCGGTCCAAAGAGAATATGAACGGATAGACTTCTACGGTTATCTCGTTCATATCGTCCAAAGGCTGATGAATCCCAAAGCCGGAGGAAAACGGAAGGGCATTTTGGTCTTTACCCGTTTTTTGAAAGAAGCGGAACGGTTAACGATGTCAATACCTGGTTGCGCTATTGTATCCGGTGATACTCCAAAAGCCACTCGTGAAATGATTCTCAAGCATTTTAAGGCAGGAGAAATATCTGTTGTTGCCAATGTCGGGGTATTAACCACCGGCTTTGACTATCCGGAACTTGATACGGTCGTAATGGCACGTCCTACGATGTCACTGGCCATGTGGTATCAGATAGTCGGTCGTGCCATCCGCCCGCATCCTTCTAAAGAATGTGGTTGGATTGTGGATTTATGCGGTAACATCAAACGTTTCGGGGAGGTGTCGGACTTACGACTGTTTGATAGGGGTAACGGTAAGTGGGCAGTTTATTCTAATGGTAGACAATTAACTAACGTAAGATTCTAAGCAAATGGAAAACGATAAAGGATTTATAAAACTAAGCCGCAGGTTCTTCTCGAATATAATGTGGAATGAAGCCCGGACATTTAGCAGTTGCGAAGCGTGGTTAGACTTAATACAGTCTGCACGATTTGATGCAACGCCCCGAAAGGAGTGTATCGGAGGTCGAGAGGTGGTCTATAATCGTGGGCAATACCCAGCATCCATTAGGTTTTTAGCAAAACGTTGGCAATGGTCAGAAAAGAAAGTCCGTTCTTTTTTGGAGCACCTACGGAAAGAAGGCATGATAACTTCTGAATGTACGCAAGGCATCAATATCATAACATTGTGCAAATATGACGAATATAACGATGTAGACACAACTAAGGGCACAATTAAGGGCACGGATATTAACGTGGAGATCAATAGTTTAAAAGAAGAATGGGCACAACTAAAGGCACAACTTGCGGCACAGCCTATGAATAATAACCCGCCACAATTTGAATTTTCACAAAAATTAGGGCACACGGAGGGCACAAATACAAAGAAAGATAAAGAAAGAGAGTGCATAGATATGTCTCTTAATAATCAAAAGAAAGAAAATACTCCTAACGAAGTATCAAAGAAAGACAAGCTTTCTTCGCCCTCCCTCTCTGAAAAGGTTGATTACAATGGATTAATGGAATACTATAACGCTACATTCAAGGACAAACTTCAGCAGATAAAGTCAATGACCGAGGATAGAAAAAAAGCCGTAAAAGCCCGGATATCCCAATATGGCAAAGAATCCGTCAGAACAGCTTTCAATCTTGTTCTTCAGAGTCCCTTTCTTCTTGGAGGAAATGACCGCAACTGGAAGTGTAACTTTGATTGGATATTTAAACAAGCAAATTACACTAAAATTTTAGAAGGTAATTACAATGGAAAACGAACTGATACTGCCGCCACAAGAAGAGAGTCGGTTAGCCGCCTTAAAGACCTCGCCGGAGCGATATTGCAAGATGCTTCGCCCCAAAACGATTGAAGATGTATTTTTAAGTTCAGAACCAGCAATAGGAACAATCACAAGGATACTTGGAGAAACAAAGTCAAGAGCCGCCGTTGTTCTTTTACTTGCCGATGCTTTGGAGTTTTTCAATGCTACTGAAACTATGTCTGATGTTCAGGTAGCTATAACCGTTGATTTGATTATGGAGGAATATCCGTATTTCAAAATGGACGACTTGAAACTCTGTTTTAAAAATGCCATGAAGATGAAATACGGACGAATATACAATCGTATTGATGGGCAGGTGATTATGAGTTGGCTTCGTGAGTATAATAAAGAACGATGTACTGCTGCCGACACCCAGTCCTGGAATGAGCATAAATCGCATATAGAGGATGAATTAAAGTCTATGTCCGGTATGTTCTATGAAGAGTATAGGACGGAACTTGAAAAGCGTGCATCATCTGGTGATGAATCTGCTATCAATGCCTTGCGTATATCTAACAGTTTAATGGATGAGTTGGTTAAAAGAAGATTTAAAAAGCAGAAAATGCAATTGAAAGAGTTTTATAATAAGCAAGAATCATGAAAGTAACTATTTATTGGGATACAAGACATCTCGATCCTAAAGATGTACCAAGAATCAAAAAGAGAATCAGGGATAAGTTTAATATCCCGGACTATACTACCGTGAACGGTGAGACTCCTTGTAATATCAAGGAAGAAGATATGGAACTCCTTAAAGAGACAGAAAAACGAGGATTCATTCAAATAAGAAACAAGTGAAATCATGTTAGTAGGAACAACAAATCTTAATACAACGCTCAACTTAACCTATGTGTTGACAGATGTTGTAGAAACCCTTCTCTATGACTTGAGAAGTGAAATGGGTAAACAAGACTATGAACTGCGTTACGATGCAAAACGTAATTTCAACACTGCAATAGCCGCTATCCGTAAATTAAAACAAGATGTTGACAAAACCCAGTTCTCCACTCAGGAAAATTTCGACAACGACTCCGATTGTCTTCTTGCGTTTATCAGGTTGTTAATTGACAGATGTGGAGATGATGATAAAAAGATGTTTGAATTTTATAATTACATCAAGCGTTTTCCGTCACAACTTGGTCTCAATCTATCAGACGAAAAAAGTACGTTTGCTCATATTTTCAAAAGTAGTGAGGAGCTGGATTAGTTATGAGAATACTCCTAAATATCCTCCTTCTCCTAGGAGTTAACATCTTATTTTATCTGGTAGTCTACGCAATATCAGACTACTTAATGGATACAATTAATTAACCTTGCAAGTTCTTGAATGATTATCAAGGATTTGCGTATAACAAGAATAAATATGAGCAAATTAAAAGATAAAATAGTGAATCATGCCAAGACTGAATACAATTCAAGTCCGCATAGGTTTGACGATGCACAGATACAGCTTATCATAGAGCATGATTGCGAATGCGACCATTGCGGAAAGTCCATATTTGAACTCGATGATTTTCCCGATGTATCAGTTGAACGTAAAGAAGTTCTCTGTGAAGAGTGCTATGATGAAGAATATCGGACTACATGCCCTATTTGCGAAGAATCTTGGGAGATTGACGAAATGACAGATTATTTTTTCATATCAAAGACAAATTCTAAAGAGGTAGGAAAATCACCCGGCATTTACAAAGTTCTGGAACGTCCATTTTACTACGGGAATTGCCTGACCGGCTTTGATGCTTTCTTTGATGACGCAATACAAAAAGTATCAGACATTGATATTGAAAAAGCTTATTCTATTCTTCATCCACGACTTAACAAAGAGAATATCACGCTTGATTGTATGTGTCCTCATTGTGCTGAAAAGTACCTGCGGAAAGATAATTTTATTAGAGCTGATTCCTTGTACTGCATACTACAGGAGAAACAAAGAAATCAGATGTTTGCAGACTATTCAGATGAAAGAATACACCGTTTACGACAAGATATGATACACAGGCGTATTACATTCAGAGGACTTTTACAATTACATAACAAATAAATCAAATCAAGAATAATTATGAAAGCAATTACAATAAAACAGCCGTGGGCCTCTTTGATAATCCACGGTTTTAAAAACATCGAGAACCGTACTTGGGCGTGTCCAGAGAAATACATAGGGCATAGAGTGTTAATCCATGCAAGTGGAAAACCTGTAGAAATGAGAAATCCCAATAGTGTATTTACAAAAACTCAATGGGATAGTCTGCCTGTTGAGTTTCGACGAAAAATAATATGTGCAGAGGACATTGTCAATTCTGCTATCATTGGAAGTGTGGAAATAATTGGATGCTCAATCAATCATCCTTCTAAATGGGCAGAGAAAACAGATGCTAGTAAAGGCTATTATGAAAATCCTATTTATAACTGGATATTAGCTAATCCCATATTATTTCCAGAACCAATACCGGCTAAAGGTAAACTATCTTTTTGGGAATACGATAAAATTCAGGAACCCGTGTCAGATGGCGACCACAATGTTTGCATGTGTCGTATATGCGTTGATGAAAAAGTTCAGGTGATGAGTATGGGAAAATATTTCGTATGTAAATATTGTGGTGGGCGTTGGTACAAGTAAATTCAATACAAATAAGAAATGAAAGAAATAGAACTATATAATGATCATTTCCAGAATTATAAAGTCTATGGCATTCCTAAGGCTCAACTAATTATAGCTGATGTCCCTTATAATTTAGGCAATAGTGCTTATGCTTCTAACCCTTCATGGTATGTGGACGGAGATAACAAGAACGGGGAAAGTGATAAGGCCGGCAAACAATTCTTTGATACCGATAAAGATTTTCGCCCTGCCGAGTTTATGCACTTCTGCTCCCAGATGCTTGTAAAGGAACCCAAAGAAAAAGGCAAGGCGCCTTGCATGATAATCTTTTGTGAATTTGAAGACCAGTTCCGGTATATTGAACTGGGTAAAAGATATGGGCTGAATAATTACATCAATCTTGTATTCAGAAAGAACTTTTCAGCGCAAGTCTTGAAAGCCAATATGAAAGTGGTCGGGAATTGCGAATACGGATTGATTCTTTATCGGGATAAACTTCCAAAGTTTAACAATGATGGTCGGATGATCTTCAATTGCTTTGATTGGGTGTTGGACAATGAAACTCCGAAGGTTCATAGCACGCAAAAGCCGGTTCCTTTGCTTCGTAGACTGATAGAGATATTCACCGACAAAGGTGATGTCGTTATTGATCCATGTGCCGGAAGCGGTTCTACCTTATTAGCTGCTGCCCAGTTGGGACGCAGGGCATACGGATTTGAGATTAAAAAAAAGTTCTTTGCTGATGCGAATAAATTTGTGTTATCACGTATCCAGCAATCGCTATTTGTGTAATTTAAATAAATTTAAAGGAGCATTATGGAAATACATAGAATGAAACCGGAGAATCCTATTATCATTGTTGATGAAGCAGAGTTCGACCGAATTGACTCAATAGCCAAACTAAAAGAAGAAGAGGTAGAAAAACTTGCCGAAGAAATGTTCTTGCGCCATGTCAAATCAAGTGGAATATCAATGCGCTTCCGTATAAATGGAGTGGAAAAAGTAATAAGACAACAGGTTATTACCGAATTGAATTACGATGAACGTGGCTACCCCGAATCTGTATCTGAAGAGGTAAAGCACATCATTGTAGATGATATTACCCATTACATAAACAAGCATTTTGAGCACTACAAAGACGATTGCAAAGAAGTTGTGGAATATGAATGGAGTCTATATAAAAGTAGGCATGAAAGAAGAATCAAGTATTGGAAATTTCTTTTTGGCATTACTTTTTTCGTGTTATTGGTCGAATGTACTTGTAGAATAATTCAATAAAAAATAGAAATGAATTTAAACGAATTAAGAGATAAGGCCTACAAAAACGCTTGTGAGCACGGTTTTCACGATCAGGAGTTGAGCAATGAACATTGTCTTTGCCTAATAATATCGGAGCTAATGGAGGCTGTGGAGGCAGATAGGAAAGGAAAACAATTCAATAAAGATGCGAAAGAGACCTATGAACTCATACAAAATGTGAAGTTCTGCAAGGTTATATTTGATAATTATATCAAAGGAAGCGTTGAAGAGGAGCTTGCCGATGCTGTAATCCGCTTACTGGATTTGGCTGGATTGCGAAATCTGAATCTTAACAGGTTTACACTTGTCAATGTGGTATCCAAGAAGAAAACCTTTACGGAGAATATTTATGCCATCGTAAAAGACATAATGAACTATAAATACTCATTGGAAGAGCAGGTTAATTATGCGATTACACAAGTATTCGTATTGTCGGATATACTTGATATTGATTTGTTCTGGCATATCGAGCAGAAAATGAAGTATAACGAACTCCGTGAGAAAATGCACGGGAAGAAGTATTAGTCTTTCAATACTAAATAAGAAAAAGGCAGGTAATTCAATACCAACCTTTAAAATCTGCTAATTTGGTAAATTTTATAATAAGTGACAGTCTCATTTACAAAAATACAGGGAATACCGAAAAACAAGCGATTTACTCTTTTAAATGATATCACCAAAGCATTACAACAATTATCACAACATTTCTGAACCGCACAGCAAGAAAGGACTACATTAATCACTTTCATCAGGAGAAGCCTCTAGAGGGAATGTTTTCACCAAATCCACTAGAGAAATTCTTGAAAAGCACATGTATATACACTATAGTAGAAGTTAGATTTTAATAGAAATGTAGAAAATTGAAGATACTAGAGAGCCATGTGTCTAGTAAACAGGTTTTCCATAAAAAATAGAGTAATTCAATTCCTGCAATAATCCCTAATATGATTCTACAAGTTGAAACAATTTTATTCTCAGTTTCTGTGTTAGATACATAATTTCGTTCTTGAAGAATATCCCATTCACGTTGTGAAAGGTTTATTTTTAGTTTGTCTTCTAATTCTTGTAAAAGTACAAATTTTCCAGAATTTAATCTTTGGTATGATATTAATAACTTTTCCCAATAAAATGTTATACCATAAGCTACTCCTGTTAGAAATAATAATAGGAGACATGCTTGAGCCTTGTCAGAAATACGATCTGCTACTAAGAATGAGGCCGTAATAATGGTGGTAATAATACCAAAGTATAGATTATTGACATTTTGTCGTCTCGTTGACACATTCTCAGTAGATGCATATAATATTTTGTATTGCTCAAGTAATAATTCTTTTGAAGTGTCAATGTAGCACAATGCATCAATGATTTCTTTAGGATGATTTGCTACATGGAGGGCCTTATTGTCAATACAGAAGTAAGGATAAGTGAAAACTTTAGATTTATTATCTGTTTTAAGTTCCGTAAAATAAAATCTTTTATTTAGGGCTTTGGTGATTTCGTATTCTTTATGTATAGATTTACTTTCATAGGTGTTTGATCCAATAAAAAATAATACAACATCCGCCTCTTTTATGAGTGACTCAACTTGTTTGACCCAATCCTTTTTTAAATGATCTAGTGAAATGAAATCAATACTTTTTATACGAGTATTTATTTCATTTATTATTTGATCTACATATATCTTGTCTGTGAATCTATAACTTAAGAATACTTTCATAATAATTATTTTTATGTCTGATTTTACAAATATAACAATCTTTTTTCAATTCTATAAAGGGTTTGCTTTGTGTGTATGAAAGATAATGAAAATATAGGATTATTTGTGAATATATATTATTATCGATTATTGCCAGATTGGGTTTGTAACTTAATTAATAAATTATATGGAAAATAATATTAACCAAAGCTTGTATGCTGAATCTATGAAGAAGGCACTGCAAGTAGATTTTCTTACTAATAGTGAGGAACTTAGATTGTATGCAACATCTATCTATAACGCTTCAATATGGAGTAGGGAAGTAGATAAGAAAAATAAAGCCATTCTCAAAAGGAATAGGTTTTTAAAATAGAAAGGGAGAATCTGCGAGCACGACCAAGCACTAATTCTCCCAAATCTTACACGATTATGATGCAAATATACTATTTACTTTTAAAATAATCGTGTTATGGCGCTGGATTTTAATAAAATAATTCGTCTTAAAAAGATTCGTATCGAAAAATCAGAACTTTCAGAGGAAGAAAATATCTTAACTTCCCCGATTTTGAAAGACAAAATCCTTATCCATGAAATCTATAAAATATTTGTTGAGTTACTGAATGAGAGAGGATGTTCACCGAATATTGACAGTGTTACCCAGCGGAAGAAGTTCATTTTCATTATCCTGTACCTGTTTTCTCCAAGTTCGCTTGCCGGTGGGAAAATGACAGCTGGGTTACGCGAAGAGATGTCAAGAGTATTGGGGATTCAGTCCAAAAGTACAATTTCCGACAACTGTGCAGATGTCGTGTTTCTGTATCAGAACTATGGGGATTTTAGTGGGGATATAGAGTATCTTTACACCGAAATCGTAAATCGGTTAAGAATCAAAGGGCTAATCAATTAACAAAGCGGTAAGTAATTCTTATCGCTTTGTTTTTTTTACTCAATTTTGAGCCATCGAATTATAATTATTCCTATATTTGCAATGCTTTTCTGCACAAAATTCTTTGTGTTATGTGTATAACTCCGTTTTTAAGCATACATAAAGGTTGATATATTAGTATTAACTTTAAAAAAGGAGGTTTTATGTCTGATGATAAAGACTATTATGAAAAAGAAGAACGAAGAATAGTGAAAAATGCCACAGAAAAAGGAGTACCTTTTGAAACAGCTGCAATCATTAGCAGAAATATAAGGCAGGAGGGATTAAGAGATTATGAATATCTTCAAATGCTCAAAGGTAAATTGAGTGATGAAATTAATCGTAAAAAGTAAATCAACAGGCCGGAGTTCAGTGCTCCGGCTCAATTTTATACAACTAACAGAATTAATATTCTAATAAAAAAGTAGAGAGATATTATAATTCCTACCCCTATAATACTTTTTGTTACCCAGTCATGTTTAAATACATCATACTTAAATATTCCACCAGGTACAAATTCGTGGGCTACATATTTTGCTTTCCAATACCCAATGCCAATAAACGTCATTCCTAATCCAAGTCCTAAAACATATCTTCTTTCAATAAATTGTATATCAAATATCATTGCTGCTGCGGAAAGAAGGATGCCACATAAAAGTACTAATTTCCACCAATAATCGACTTTAAATAATTGTCCTAAATCCATAATTCTATCTTTATTTATAGTATTCTTTTCCTTGTATGTTTTCATGGTCCGGCATACGTGGTTCTCCATCAAAATGAATTTTACCTCGTATTATTGACTTATTTCTTTTGAGATAGTCCATAAATTAGAAGTGAATGGACAAGTATTTCCTTTAGGAAGACATGAACTAATGGTTGGATTTAATAATTTTATCAACGCTTGTTCGGCAAACTGAACTACGCTCCCTATTCCTGATATTCTCATTAGTAGGTATATATCAAAACTCATATTTGAATTAAATATCTCCTGCATTTTTGTCGTTTGGTGCTTCCCTGACCTTAACATGGATATATGTGTGTTCATTCTCCTTTTCATGCAAGTCGTTGAACCAATATAAGTATCAGTGCCGAATTTTAGAAGATAAACATCTCCTTCTTCTTCTGATGCTTTTTTAAACCATAAAGATAGCTTTCCGTCCTTATATTCACCCACCTTCTCTAATTTATCGTAGTCAATCATCTTCTTTTGTAATTTTTAGTTTTGTACCGCAATTAGGGCAAATTATGATATTCTCTAATTCATCGGCGAAGAAATCACCAACATTGCATCCAATAACATTCGCTATTCTTTGAAGTGTTTCGACTGTTGGGTTTTTGTTGATGGATTGAGATAATGCCCCCTTAGTTATAGGTTTCCCATTCTTACTTTCCCACTCATTTGCTATACGCTCAATAGTATAGCCACGTGCTTTTATTACTGTTTTTATATCCATATATAATATGTTTAGTTATAACTATATGCAAAGTTACAACTATTTTGCATTTAATCTATATAATATCTAAACATTATATGTAATTTATATAGCTTTATCTAAATACATATAAAGTGTTAATGTTTTGTTAAAGCTAAACAAATAATTGTATATGTTTAGATATAACTATACATTTGCATCATCAGAAACGAAGTAATAACAATTAAAAGATATACGATTATGGCAGCATCAGTAATTAAACAAAGAACAATAGAGAAGTTCATCATGTCAGAGTTTGTACAAGGCAATTTGAACACAAAAGAACAAGTAAGCTGTATGCTCATTTTGATTCAAAAGAAGCTGAGTATGTCAGTAGAGCAAGCAAGTGACTTTATGAGAAACGCAATTGGTATTAACGCTTAAATATACGATCATGGCAACAAAGAAGATTGATGAAAAGAAAACATTGAAGTATGCAGTAGCATTCTACTTCTGTACATCAGGCAAAATAAACTTCATGTTAGGCAATAAAATGTATCAGCATATAGATACTGTTTATGACCAAAGAGAAGATGGTAGAGGCTTCAATACTTGCGAGGTCGTTTACAATTACAAGGCTCAAAAATATGAGGTTTTGAATGTAGATACAGAGATAGGCAATAAAGAAATTACAATATTATAAGTTTAACCAGCAGGGCGAAAGCCCTGCGTAATATAGAAGATTATGAACGAGAAAGAAACACAAGCAGTTTTTTGTCAAAGAGTAAACGGCATCTATATGAAGCTAACAGGCGACTATAATAAAGACGATCATTATTTTGATAGTTGTTCTTTTTATCCGGCTGGTACATTGGCGGACAGACAAGGACAAGAGATAATAACAGATAAGTATATTATAAGAGGTAGATATAATGATTTCGTCAAAGAGTTTGATCATAATCCTACCGACCGAGAGATAAACAACGCTTTAGTTTTTAGGTTTGGTCTCAATTCAAGTTTTTTAATGTAATTAATCCAGTAGCCTTCTGGATATCACAATATACACGATTATGAAAGCGGATTTAGTTTTAGTTATCAGCCCTGAAGCCCCATTGATGAAGCAACTGGGCAAAGTGTTGGGTAAGATGGTAACCCCTTATGACTTCTCTACTATAGAGAGGGGTGAAAAGTACATCACCATACAGCATGATGAAACTGGGCTTGTAGTGGCTTATACGAGTGAAGAAAGATTGAACGTAAAAATGAATTAAGAATGAAGAATGTATTAGAATCTTTGAAAGAAAGTGTCAAGAGTGGCAAAATCACAATCAGAGAGGCAGCTATAAAACTGCATAAAGCAGGGTGGACGAGTTTTGTAGACGTGGATAAAACGAAACAATTACTTGAATTATGAACTCAATAAATGTAAACGGTTGCAGCGTATGCCAGCCCGGTAAAGAGAATTACACTACCTACAACACCAGATTGAGAGGAAAGAGAGTGAGAATGTACCAATATGACTATCGTACTGAAAGTGGCGAACTCTTTGCTTGTTGTGCGCCTACCTTAGAGGCGTGTAGAGAAAGACGGGATAAATGGCTTAGTTCACGACAATAAACCGATTGTCGTGTATAACGATTGAAGATATTTCGTTATCTTTGGTTGTGGTAGTACCTTTGGGGTACTATCTTTTTATAGTATAAATTTATAATGATAGAATATGAAAATTAAAGTAGAAGGAAAAGAGGTAGAGGCGTATAACCTATTAATGAGAAAAGAATATGCTATGGATATCGTATCCGGCAAGAAAACACTCGAAATAAGAGAGTTTAAATCTCATTACGTAGATATGTTCACCGATAAAGAGCAACTCAAGAAGAATGAAGAATTGCGAAAAGCAGGTAGAGTAGATGAATGCGTAGAGCCATTTAAATCTGTTTCGTACGTACGCTTCCATAATTATGACTATTCATGGATTCTTGATGTGAAGATTGATGAAATAGGGTTAAGCACAATGTGTCAAGAAGATATTGAAGAGCTTGCAGAAGCCTTTAATTTTCATGATTACGACAAAGAGTGGCAACAGTTTGAACATTTAGAGGATGATGAGAAGCCGTTGTTTTACTGGCTTCATATTAAAGAGATTGTAAGCCGAAAAGGCATATAATTCAGATAAATAGATTGTTTAACTCTTAATCACAAAGTTATGGGTGAAAATTATGCGTCCAGTATAGACCAAAAAACTGGTAAAAAAGAGTACTACCGCACTAAAGCTGATTATCTGGCTGGTCGTGCAAGGAAACAGGATTCTGCAAGAAAGCGTAGAAGCCGTATTTTAGGTTAGTATGAAAAAGGCGATAGAAATAATCAAATCAATCGCCGAAAGGACTGACAGGGTTATATTGTTTCACTCGGCATCGGGTAAAGACAGTATAGCCCTTCTAGACCTTATATCTCCTTACTTTAAAGAGGTGGTCTGTGTCTATATGTATGTCATCAAAGATTTGTCGCATATAAATCGGTACATAAATTATGCTTGTAAGAAGTACTCTAATGTGAAGTATGTTCAGATACCGCACTTTGCTCTTTGCTCATATAGGCGTATTGGATATATGGGATGTGAGAAAAACGAGAAACAGAAACTTTATAATATGGCTCAACTTACTGATATTGTCAGGGAAAAATATGGTATAGATTGGGCGTTTTTCGGTTTCAAGCAATCAGATTCCATGAACAGACGGCTAATGTTGCGCACATACGAGATGAACAGTGTCAATGAAGCGCAAAAGAAATGTTATCCACTATCTGAATATAAGAATGCTGATGTATTAGCATATATTGATAAGGTAGGTTTAATCAAACCGGAAAAGTATGGGAAATCCCAATCATCCGGGACGGATATAACAGACACTAATTACCTTCTGTTTCTTCGCAATAAATTTCCTGACGATTTAAAGAAGGTTGTTGATGTATTCCCATTGGTAGAACGAAAACTATTTGAATACGATTATGAAAGAACTAAAGCAAAGTGAGACAAGGGTCATAAAACGCTCCCAAATAAATCTCAATCCGATTAATCCTAAAAGGCATTCGGATGAGAAAGTGAAACTGCAAAAGAAAAATTTGCAGAAAGTTGGCTTTCTCGGTGGTATTGTATGGAATGAGAAGTCTGGAAATCTTATAGATGGTCATCGTAGAATAAAAGCGATGGACTTGTACTACAAATATGATGGAACTCTCAATACAGACTATGATGTAAAGGTTGAAATTGTCAATTTGGATGAGAAGACGGAAAAGGAGCAGCTTACTTATATGGCAATAGGTAACACTAAGCCGGATATTGACCTTATAGCCAATTACATTTCAGACATTGATTATTCTGATGTAGGATTGGATATTGGTGAGCTTAACGATATTCTTGCTATAAACATGGAAATTCCGTCTTTAGATGATTCGTTAGATGAATTGCTATCTCCTATACCCTCACTTGATGAGATTAAAACTCCGATTGCGGATGAAAAGACATACGAAGAGAAGAAAGAACACATGAAAGCAGTCAAACAACAGGTGAGGGAGAATGCAATTGAGAGGCAGCAGAACGAAGAAGCCTATATCATGTTGTCATTTTCCTCTTTTGAAGCAAAGTCGGATTTCTGTGACCTTCTTGAATGCAGTATTGAAGATAAGTTCGTAAAAGGTGAGGATGTGTTGAAATTAATTAAGTGACGAAAGTAACGAATACGCGCGTATGCGTGAGATTATATGGCAAAGAAACCGGACATAGAAACATTCAGGAAGGTACTCCGCAACTCTGGGGGTAATCTAACAAAGCTAGCAGCTACTTTTAAAGTGGCTCGGAAGACTGTGTATGAATGGGCTAAAGAGGATTCTGATTTCAAAGATGCCATATCAGATGAACGTGGCTCATTAGTTGATGAATGTTTAGTTTCCGCTCGTGTTCTTGCTTTAGGTATTCCCGAAAAAGATGAGAATGGAAATTTTGTAGGATGGCGTGACAGACCGGATGGAAATATGCTGCGTTATCTCCTTTCTACTCTCGGAAGGAAAGAAGGGTTTGGTGAGGTTCAAGAACTTGATGAAGATATACCAGAAAACCCTAAGCACGGTATCAACATTGATTCTTGGATTAAAGACAAGCTGAAATGATAGTACCTCAAGAAATTTACCATCCATTATACGAGGATAAGGAAAAATTTATAATTCTTATCACTGGTGGGCGTGGTTCGGGAAAATCTTTCAATGCTTCCACCTTTATTGAACGGTTGACTTTTGAAATGACTCCTGTAGAGAAGATAGTCCATCAAATTCTTTACACCCGTTATACGATGGTTTCCGCTGGTATGTCTATCATCCCCGAGATGATGGAAAAAATAGACCTTGACGGAACGACCAAGTATTTCAAGACCACCAAGACGGATATAGTCAATAAAATGACTAAGAGCCGTATCATGTTCCGAGGTATCAAAACTTCATCAGGAAACCAAACAGCGAAACTAAAATCCATCCAGGGTATCACTACTTTCGTCTGCGATGAAGCGGAAGAGTGGACAAATGAAGAAGAGTTCGACAAGATAATGCTCTCTATCCGTAAGAAAGGTATTCAGAACCGGATTATCATCATAATGAATCCGTGCGATTCCAATCATTTCATCTACAAAAAGTATATTGAGAAAACCCATAAACTGGTAGAGGTTGACGGTGTGCAGGTACAGATTTCTACTCATCCGAATGTACTTCATATCCATACCACGTATTTTGATAATTTGGATAACTTATCACCGGAGTTCTTGAAAGAAGTGGAGGATATGAAGGTAAGTAATCCCGAAAAGTATGCTCATGTGGTTATCGGCCGTTGGGCAGATGTGGCGGAAGGTGCTGTGTTCAAGAAGTGGGGAATTGTTGACGAGTTTCCGGTTTGGGCAAAGAAAGTGGCTATCGGGCAAGACTTCGGTTATACACATGACCCGTCCGCTTCCATTCGGTGCGGAATCGTTGACAATGCTCTCTATTTGGATGAAGTGGACTACCGCACAGGATTACTTTCTTCTGACATCATCAAGACTCTTCGCCCGTGGGGTTTGAAAGTCATAGCTGATAGTGCTGACCCTCGATTGATTCAAGAGATACATAACGGAGGAATAAAAATATATCCGGTTGAAAAGGGTACTGGCTCTATCAATGCGGGAATTGACAAAATGCAGGGTATGGAAATTTATATAACCAAGCGTTCATATAATCTTCAAAGCGAGTTCCGTAAGTATGTATGGGCAAAGGATAAGGATGGGAACTACATCAACGAACCGGAAGACCATGACAATCACGGTATAGACGCCGCACGTTACTATGTATTGGGTGAGCTTCTTGGTAAGATTCAGAAGCCGAAAGATTTAACTGGAATATTCACACACTAAAAATATAAGCTATGCCATTAACTCTAGAAGAAATATTAGCATTGCCCGATATTGGGCAGAAAATAAATTACCTGAAGAAAGGTAGAAAGACCGAACTTCCCGACCGTTGTAAACTTTGGGACGACTGGAATCCCGAACGCCATGAAATCATAGTTGACAAGGAGAAGTACCCGGATAGAAAAGTTCTTGAAAAGGAAGCGGAAAAGGTTTTCGATGAAAAAACTGGTAAGACTTATGAAATCGAAGCAAAGTATAAGACTGAACCGGTGAACCGTATCTCTATTCCTTTGGAACAGGATATAGTGAACATTCAAACAGCTTTCACTGTTGGTACAGAACCGTCTATGGATTGCACTCCGACTGATGATGATGAAAAGAAGCTGCTGGATGCTGTCAAGGCTGTATTCAAATCCAACAAAATCAAGTATCAGAACAAGAAGATAGTCCGTGCCTGGTTATCTGAGCAGGAAGTAGCGGAATATTGGTACGTAACCGATGATGATTCGTTTTGGGCAAAGTTCTGGAAGAAAGTAAAGACTACATTTGGAGGCAAGGTAAAACCTACCAAGAAGCTGAAAAGCGTATTATGGTCTCCGTTCCGTGGGGATAAACTCTATCCATTCTTCAATGATGAAGGTAAAATGATTGCTTTCTCCCGTGAGTACAAGAAGAAGCTCATGGATGATTCGGAGACAACTTGCTTTATGACTATCACAGACAAGATGGTCTATCAGTGGGATTTGGCTAAGGGGTATGAGGAAAGAATGTCTTTCGCTCATGGCTTCCCTAAGTTACCGGTTCTCTACGCTTATCGTCCTGAACCTTATTGCAAAAAGATAAAGACTTTCCGTGTCCGGTTGGAGAAACTGTTATCTAATTATGCCGACTGTATTGACTATCATTTCTTCCCACTGCTGAAGCTAATTGGAGATGTAGAAGGTTTCATGGGTAAGGTTAAGGATAGAATGGTTAAACTTACAGGGGAAGGTGCAGATGCCCAATATCTGACGTGGAATCAGGCAAATGATACCGTAAAATTTGAGGTAGAAACCCTCTTTGAGAAAGCATACTCCATGACCAACACACCTCAAATCAGTTTTGAAAAGTTGAGCGGTGCTGGAAATACATTGTCGGGAGTGGCTTTCGATTATGTGTTTCTTTCGACACATTTGCAAGTTCAAAATCATGCCGAGGTGATAGGGGAGTTCTTACAACGGAGGGTGAACTTCATTGTCTCTGCTTTAGGCTCTATTAATCCATCTGAATTTAACAAAGCATCTGAAACGATAGATATTGGTACAGAAGTTGTTCCGTATCGCCTTGACAATTTGGAAGATAAAGTCAATGTAGCTGTAAAAGCTGTGTCGGGTGGTGTATGGTCACAACGACATGGGGTAATGTTCGCTGGAAATATTGACCGCATCGAAGAAGAAATCGCAGAGATAGAAGAACAAGAAGAAAAAAGAAAAGCTGAAATACAAAAACAAGCCATAAAGAAAGGGGAGTGAAATCACTCCTCTTCTTTGTATTTCCATTGGTAGCCGCCTGCTTCGCTCTGTATCCCCCTGCAACATCTACCAATGCTTGAACAGTTTATGTTAGTTGCCCTTGTTGCTTCTCTTATACTGCCAAATTCAGCTATAACCTCGTCATTTATAATTTGATATACAGCCTTAGAACGGTTGTGATATTTACCAAATTTGCCAAGATGTGCCATGCTTTTTTTTCTGTGTAACACATCATAGCTGTGTACTATCTGTTCGTGGAATGTAGCCCACTCTAAATTAGAAACAACATTGTTGTTGCGAATACCGTCTTTATGATTTATAGTAGGTTTGTTTTCCATGTTTGGGATAAACGCATCGGCAACAAGTCTATGGACGAAGAAAAAACGCTTACTGCCCTCTTTACACAATCTGATACGATGATACCCACGTTTAAGTCTTGGAGTTACGATATGCTCCTTAATAACTCTAAACGCACTATATCCACTGGCAACCTTTCTCTCTAAAAATTTTACTCTACCTAAATTTGATACTTGATATAAACCTTCATACCCTTCGATATCTTTCCAAATTTCATCCATGATTATTTTTGCTTTAAAGTTAATAAATAAAAGGCAGCCCTTAAAGTCGTGCGAGCTGCCTTTTGATAATCGTGTAAGGTCAATTATGTATTAGTACTCTACAAATCATCTCATATACATGAGTTTTCTCAAACCTATTCAAAATCGATGCTTTTGCAGCCCCGAAAGTTAATTCACCATTTCTGAACTGATATACGTTAATTTGACCGCCTACCGTATTATGACGGTAGATTTTCACTTCTTGGTTTTCAGCAATTAGTATCATAGTCATGCGATTCTTATAAGGTTACACTTCTTGAAACATCTATAATCTTGGCGTTCTGTGTCCCAATACACTTGCAGATTATCATTCAGTTTTCTGTCTGAGCCTTTTATCTCACCGATTAAATTCTCTTTAAGAGTGCCAAAGGCTTGGCGTAACGAACCGTCCGTCTTTTTGAAGTAGAACTCTACTACCTTTACTTTTAAAGCTGCTTTCAGCTTCAAATTAGCCCATGCGCATTTTAATGCTTCGCTCATTGAATAACCGTTCTTGCGAACAAAAGACCATGCCATTTGCATAACCTCTTTCATCTGACTTCTAAATGTTGTGCTCATACTACTTATATATTTTAATTATACCACTTCGTTTAATTTTGCAATGTAAAGTAAAACTAATTAGTTTAATTGCACAATGTTTGAAGCGATAAATATTGTTAAAAGTAAAACTAAGTAGATTTATTTAATTCATATAGTTGTATTATGTAGTATAAATATCTATTTTTGCCAAATAAAACTATATAGTATTATGGACTTTAGAACAAGGATAAAAGAACTTTGCCAAGAACAGGGCATTACCCAAAAGGAATTGGCTGAAAAAATGGGAATCTCCGATATAAGTCTGAATAAGACTTTACGTGGGGAATATCCGCAGTTGCAAACACTAGAAAAGATTGCGAATACATTAAATGTTCCTATTGCCGAACTATTTGAAAAGCCGAATGTCAGTAATATTATCGGCTTCGTGAAAGTGGGCGATACCGTGCATGAGGTAAAGTCTGTGGAAGATGTGAAGGATTTAGCAGGGAAATTATAGAAAATTTTAATAATATGATTATGAATAGAAAAAGTTGGTATTCAAAGGCGAAAATTCTTGAGATAAAATATGAATATCCTATTTTGCGAATGACAACCGGGGTAAAAAAAGATAGGCAAGATTCTTATGATAATTCGCCATATCTTCATGGTTCAAACGGTACTTACGTTGAAAATTCAAACAAATTTTTCAATCTCAATTTTCTTGTCTACAATATAGACCCTTGTCATACAGAACTTGCCCCTTCTGTTTTTGAGCAAGATGTAAATGAATATATACGAGAAATATTGATGCCTAGATTAGACTGGCAGAAAATGACTCTAACCCGATTGAGTTTATTAAATGATAAGATAAAGGAGGTGAAGCTGAAAGTTATTACATGGGATATGGAAGAGGTTCCTATATATCGCAACTATGTTCCATTTGACTACAATAATAGCTGGGAGAATTTTTTGAATGATGTCTTTCAAGATTTATAGCATAGAAGAGGAGCTTGCAGAAATCAAGGAGGAGCAAGCGGCAAAGAATAACAATGCAGCGTCTCCTAACTCCAAAGGATAATTCATTACTTCATGTTCTTATCGTACTATTGAGCGGAGCTAATTTAGTTCCGTTTTTTTATTATTCATAATTCTGTTTTATAAAATATTTATGCTATAATAGTTTTATAATTCAAAACTATTTCATACTTTTGTATCAAATGAATAGCGTATGAGAGTAGTATCACATAAAAAACTGAAAGAATTTTATGAAACCAAAGGTTATGAGGATTCACGCATAGCCTTAGAGCGATGGTATGATATTGCAGAAAAGGCAGAATGGAAAAACCTATCTGATATTAAAGTAGACTTTCTTTCTGTCGATTATGTAGGCAACCAACACTATGTTTTCAATATCAGAGGTAACAATTATCGGCTTGTGGTAGTTGTCAAGTTTACGATAGGTTACATATTCATCCGCTGGGTGGGTACTCATAAAGACTATGATAAAATAGATTGTTCAACCATTTAAGATATAGAATATGAATAAAGTTACAAAAGAACAATACGAATTTGCATTGGCGAAAGTCGAGGAGCTTTTGTCTTTGGTTGATGATAATACCCCTGCCAACGATAAAAATGCAGTGGAACTCACCCTTATGTCTGATATAGTCATTGCTTACGAAAAGGAGCATTACCCTATAGAGAAACCAACGGTTGCTGAATTGATTGAGCTATCGCTTGAAGAAAAAGGAATGACACAAAGGCAACTTGCTGGTGAAATAGGAGTAAGCCCTTCACGTGTAAATGACTATCTCTCTGGACGTTCAGAACCTACTTTAAAAATAGCGAGATTGCTTTGCCGCGTGTTGAATATTCCTCCGGCTGCTATGTTAGGTTTCTGAATGTAAAAAAATGCAATCATTTTGAAATGTTATTCATAATAGTCTAATAGTTAAAATATAATAAATACAAAAGACCGCATGAATGAAATATATCGTTTAAGACCTGTCATTGATAAAACAATTGAAGAATTGACTGAGCCTTATTTATGGTTTTCAAGACCTACAGAGTATAATGATATAGAAGATGCTAATGTAATTGCTTTTTCGAATCAGAATGCTACTGTAAAAGACCTTTTTGAACTAATTTTTGAAAATTCAGAGGATTTAGGGAAGGAGTTAAGTCGATTAGGGATGTGCTGTTTTACAAAATACTTGCCAAAAGCGACAGAGTGGGGTCGCTTCCCTAAAGGTCACAATTCTATTTTTATTGAATATGATAAAAAAATACTTGAAGAATATTTTTGTACAAAATATTATTTGGGTAATTGTTTCAAAGAAGTACAATATAAAGAGCATCCTATTATTTTGGAATCAAGTGATGAAAATGGATATGATGTTCTTTGGGAAGAGACTGAAAATGGTAAATTTTATAAATCACTAAGAGGTGATATTGCCCGTGACCCCAAATTAATGGATGAATTTATAATACGGTTTATAACAACCATACACATCCGCTATAGAAGACAACATGAAAAAAGAATTATACTTCCATATAGAGTTATACAGAATGCACCTCAAGATGTACTTGGATATAAAATAAAGATACCTAAAGAATCAATCAGGAAGATTTATTATAATCGGAATACTGATGAGAGTTTTGTTAGCACATTAAAAGAAATGGGCTTTTTAACGGTGAAGAAATAGTTTTGATTGAAACTCTTTTTACATTAACTTTATCAGGCGTGATTTCATTCGGTTTCACGCTATGATAAAGCCGGAGAAATCCGGCTTTTATGATTCTTTGAATGTTACTTTAAATTGTACCATGCTTGTATCTACTTGGCTTGCTGTTCTTCCAGTAACATAAATATTTTGTATTTCTGGAACATTTTGTTTCAGAAAAGGCAATACCATATTAGCGATTATATTTGCACTCATTTTTTGTGGTGGATTGCAGCATATTTGATTGAATCCACTCAAATTTTCTTTGGTTAATCTTCCTGATAGGAAATTTTTACCATCATAATATATTGTAGCCATATTTCTATCCTTCTATCATGCTTTTTAAAATTTTCAAAGATTGTGTAAGGTCGGTTTCAACGAATCCATGTCGAAATAATCCACTTGCACTACCTTCATTTAAGGTGAGGTATAGTTCTTTATCTAAGTTTTGTGCATATGTTCTAACTTGATTTTCAATAATTTTCTTTTGATTATTATTTGCGAAATAATACTCATTATACTTTTCATTTAGATAGTTGAATATACCTTGTAGCTCTTCTCTATTCATATTATTACCTCCTATATTTATTTGTTTATAAATTTTCCGCTAACTTCTTAATATCCTCCTTGCTCGTAACCTTGTGGATGGTTCCGTCTAATTCGATGTAGCCATTTATGTTGGTCGGTTCCTCAAATAGTTCGGTTATTTTCACATTTAAGGCACTGGCAATTTTCTCCAAAGTATCTTTGGTTGGATTACCATTGATTGCCTTAGATAACCCCACGGCTGATAACCCTATTCTTTCTGCTAACTCTTTTTGAGTTATTCCTACTTGTTTGCAGATATCCAATATTCGTAACTTCATAATTATACTTATAGTTTATTCCTTGCAAATATATGAAATTATAGTATTAGTTGTTATTCTTTGGATGAAAATATACTATGTGTATATTGAATTAGCTTTTATTAACTGTGTAATATTTGTTTGCGTTATATTTATAGTTATGTTTGTATCGTAATAATAAAACTAAATGTTTAACGATTAGCATACATATAATTATGAAACGCTACAATTTATCTCAAATCATGAAAGACGCTCACAGCTTCTTTAGAAGTAATTCAAGAATGGGTAGAACCTTTGGCGAATGTTTGAAACTCGCCTGGGACTGGGCTAAAGATGCAATCAAGTGTAGAGAAGAACGTGAGGCTAAGATAAAAGCTATGGTAGCTAATCAGAAGCCCGTAGAACACACTTCTCAGATTGAGGGTAGACTTACTTGGTCTGACTGCTACAATGCGAATAGTAAAGGTTATATGGGTAGTCAGTATTGCGGTGATTGAAATCCAAGTAAGATAGAAATGAATGAAGTATAAACATTAAAATATAAAAGTTATGGCAACAATTGAATTAAGAGAAAGCGATAAAAGAAGAGCGATAAATCTCAATCGTAAGAATAAGTATGGTCTTGATAGTGTGCAGATGATGCGTCTTATCAACTCACATCAAAAAGGCGATACTTATAAGCGTGCTTTGGTCGAGTATCGTTTGACTGATATAAACTTTCATCGTGAAGTTGAATTGCTTATTAATGGTAAGTATAACGAGTTGAAAGAATAGGTAAAAGAGTGGTAACTATAAAAGAAATGACTATGACACTAATAGCTGAAAATCAAGAGGTGAAAATCTACCAACATAACACGGTAGGTGGACGGATTAACGTATATCAGTTCAGAAACGGTAAATTATCATTCGGGGCTGAAAAAACATCAATACTGAATAGATTTGAGAAAACTCATGTATACGAGATGATATGTAGAGTACTAACACATAAAATATAACGATATGGCAGCAAATGAAATCAAGGTTAATTTAGACCTAATGAACGCGTTAATCAAGTTGAGAGAGGCGAGTGTAGTCTTTGACGAGCAAACCGACATTATATCCCAAGAAAGCGGTAGAGAATACATTGAAGAAAGCAACACCTTCAATGAAGGTATTTACAAGTGCATGGACGCTATCAGTAAAATGATTGGTGAAAGTGCCATAAATGGTGTATATAGCCTAATCCCTAATAGAATCTAACACGATTATCAAAAGGCAGTCCGCACGACTAATAAGGCTGCCTTTTATTTATTAACTTTAAAGCAAAAAAGAATATGGATGAAATTTGGAAAGACATTGAAGGGTACGAAGGAATGTATCAGGTATCAAACTTAGGCAGAGTAAAATCCCTATCAAACTCAAGAACAAGACATGAGAAAATATTAGTACCAATAAAGAATAAGGGGTATTTTTATGTGAGATTATTTCGGTCGGCAAAATGCAAAAGAGTATATATTCATACACTTGTAGCATCTGCTTTTATTCCTAATCCTTATGGTTATACAATAATAAATCATCGTGATGAAAATGGTCAAAATAATTGTGTAGATAATCTTGAATGGTGCACACATAAATACAACTTAAACTATGGCACTGTAAAACAAAGAATTTCAGATAAATTATTAGAGCATAATTCGGCAAGATGTAAACAAATTAATCAGTTCGACCTATTGGGTAATTTTATTAAAACTCACACATCTGCGTGTGAAGCAGAAAAAGAAACGGGTATTTCCTCTTCTTCTATAAGAAAATGTTGTAAAGGTGGTTATATACACAGTAAGTATAAAAAATGGTATAAATTAACTCATGCAGGTGGTTATATTTGGAAATATAAAGAATAAAAGCTCATGGCGTGATAACAATCACGCCTTTTTTATATCATTTTACGACAATCGTTTCATTGTCGTATATCCTATCTTCAATTATTTCCCTTCCACCCACTTACTTTCTACTTTTATACCGTATTTGTGACATCAACGCGAAGGTCACAAAACAGAGGTTTAAATATTTATCAATCATCTGTATTGGTAGTATTTTTACTTCCGCAAATTGAATCTCAAATTTTAATTCATACGGTATGACAATTTTAGAACAAATCTTAGCGGGCCTCCAAACCAAGTTTACTGGGGTGGATGCTGCTATTCTCACCCGAATTGCCACTAAAAAGGCAGAGGGTGTAACGGACGAGACAATGGTAAACTCTATTGTTGAGGGTATCAGCTTTTCGGACGTGTTAAATTCTTATGGTGATTTCCGTGCAGGGGATGCTTCAAAAACGGCAGTGACTAACTACGAGAAGAGGCATAACCTTAAAGACGGTAAGCCAATCGAGACTACCACAACCACCAAAACGGAAGAGAATAAAGACGATGTGCCTGCATGGGCGCAAGCCTTAATTGATTCCAACAAGAGCCTTTCTGACAAGCTAACACAGTTTGAAACGGAAAAGGCTCAAGCAACACGTAGCCAGCAGATTTTGGCAAAGGCAAAGGAGTATGGTATTCCCGAAAACTACGCCAAACGATGCGCCATCAAGGACGATGAGGACTTGGACGCATATTTCAAGGACTTGAAGCAGGAGTTCGCAAATGACGGCTTCAAGGGCGTAACCCCTCCCGAAACGGCAGAAGAGAAGATTGAGAAAGAATCTGAATCTATCGCTAAGATGATTGACGAGGGAACGAAAACTATTGTTGAACAAAACAAGAATTAATTATGTCAGCAGGATTTAAGTATGACTTGGTTCCGCCCGTTGAGCAAGAGGAACGCTACGATGTCCAGACCGGCATTCGTAGACGTGGTCCGTTCAAACTCGACACGCAGAACCTGGTAGTGGGAAGTTTTCTTCCCGGATTTACACCGATTTGTGCGGACTTGAAAAACAAGTTCGCTTATGCGGTAATCAATGTGAGAGTTGTGGAAGCCTATACCACTGGTGGAGAGGCTTTGTCTATCAAAGTAGCCAAGAACTCTTTGGCTTATGTGGGTATGTTTGTCGGAAGCGGCAAGAAAGGTGCAGAAGTAACGGCAATTGATAAGTCTAATGCCGGTTATGATGTATTGACTATTAAGGCTGCTTTTGGTGAGAATATCGCCAAAGATGCCGTATTATTCAATGCGGTTGCAGTTGATGGTTTAAAACAAAAGCATGTAGCTAATTCGGCTCTGTTTAACCGCACAAAGGTTGAGGACGGAATCACACTGGTTTCATTGCTTCGTACAGCCGCAGAGATTGAACCTTCAAAATTGGTTATGCCGTTCTCTGAAAACGATAAAGCCAATATGAAGGGATGGTTTGAATTTAATGAGTAAGGAGGTAGGATATGTTTTTAACGATTCAAACATTATTCGATGATGCGAACATTGTTTCCGCTATCATCAGACGTGTGAACCAGACACGCAAAGACACAATCTATTGGCAGCAGTATCTTACTTTCCGCAGAGTGACTACTCGTGTGTTCAAAGACTATATCGGTTCTGTAACCGGAGTTATGGCTGGCTCCATCAATTCGCGTTTTGGAGAAAAGCCTATTCGTGAACGCAGGAATATCGGTTCAGGATATGGTGAGATTGCCTATTTGGGTGATGCTTATCAGATGTCTATTGACCGTCTTTCTGAATTGCAGGATTTGATTGACAAGTTCAATGCAGCTAAGCCAGCCGACCAAAAGGCTGCAATGGAAGAGATTGTAAACTTCTTGGCAGACGACTACCGTCAGATTACCCTTGCCGCCCACAAGCGTATGGATATTATTGTCGGTGCGCTGTTGATGCTTGGTGAAGCCACCGTTTACAACAAAGACGCTGCAATCACTTCCGGTCAGACCAATAATAAACTGCTGGAGATTACCCTTCCGTTCAATTTTGTTAAGCCTACAGCCAGAGATATAATTGTTGATGGCAAGAATATGTTCATCTCTTATTTAAGAGAGAAACTACATTCTCTAGCTCCGGACTTTGGTGCTTATGCAAAAATGATTATGACACGTACAACCTTCAACAAGAATGTACTTGGTTCTTCCGAATTTGGAGAACAGTACAAGATGATTCTTGGTACTAATGAGATGAAGTTGAGTACGGGACTGATTTCCTCTTCTTTGGCTTCCGAAGTGTTCACCGGCATCGGTCTGCCCCGCATTGAAATCAAGGAGGACTATGTGAAAGACCAGACGGGAAAGAATGTGCAGATTTATGCGGATAATCGCATTACTCTGTTACCTTCTGATCAAATCGGTTATATGCGCCACCATACTCCGTATGAAGCGACAGACCCAGTACAAGGACGTACTTACAATCCGTCAGAGGGGCAAATGCTTATTTCCAACTACCGTGACAAAAACGGTCGCTACATGGAATATACGGCAGAGTGGATTCCGCAGATTACCAACCCAGACTTGATTACCAATTTCGACCTGAGCGAGATTGCTTCAATTCAATCAGCATAAGGAGGTAACTATGGAAGTGAAGGTTATATCTATTTTCAGAGACAAGTTCACCGGAAAGTATTGTATTCCCGGTGAGGTGCTTGAAGTCAGTGAGGAGTCCCGTGTGCTGGATATGGAGAGTCGTAAACTCGCTGAACGGGTTGAAGCAAAACTTCCCGAAGTGAAAGCACCTAAAGAGAATAAGGAGGTGAAAATCTCCCTCTTTGAGAAGGAGTTCGAGAAAAAGACTTTGATTGATGCTTTGAAGTCTATCGGCGCGCAGGCTTCCGGTAATATGAAAGAGGAAACTCTTTTGGCTAAGGTTGCAGAACTGGATGAAGAATCAACAGCCAAACTGAAAGAAGCATTAAACGCATGACAGTAAATGAATACATATTACAGAAGTTTCAGACTTTCGGCATTCAGTTGTCGGAGGCTGACCTTTTGGATATGTGTCTGAACTCGAAGATAAGCGGAGAGGATGAGATGAACGAGGATTGCCAAACGCGGGTGTTGGTGGCGATTGCGAAGTTTATCCCCTCTCTATTGCTTCGTGCCACTTCAATCAGTGAAAGCGGTTTCTCTATGTCTTGGAATCTTAAAGGGATAAAGCAGTATTACTCTTTTCTTTGCAAGATGTACGGATTGAAAGACGAATTAAGTAACAAACCTAAAGTGACTTTTTTATGATATTCGCTCCACACATATTGCAAGTAAAGGTGATTACACCGCTGGATAAGGATGAGTTTGGGCGTCCGATTCCCGGAACAGGTGGTGAATACTGGCAGAAGGTATGTAAGTGTCGCTGCGACGATAACACTACCAAAGAGTTTAAATCAACCAATGGCGAGGTATATCGTCCGAATTTCCATGTGGTGTGCGAGAAGAGAATCACTGTTAAGGCAGGCGATGAAGTCCGTTGCATGGATGGTGATGACGTAAGAGGTCAAGGCGAGGTTTATACAGTGAAGAGTACAAACTACTTTAACTACTCGGAATTATGGATGTAGATTTCGATTTTTCAGATGTCGACTCCTTTTTCGATGAAGGAGAATGGGAGGTCGAAAAGAAGATGATTGATGTAGGCGATGAAGCCGTGAAGTACGCAGAGGAACATGGGGATTATCAAGACCATACACTCACTTTGAGAACGTCCAATGATTACGATGTCGATAAAGACGGTTTGACGCTGAAAAACGAAGCGGAATACGCTTCATTCGTGGAATCTAAGGGATTTGATGTTTTAAGTAGTGCCGCTTTATATGCGGAGAAACGATTAAAAGAAGAATTTGAATGATAGTAACCACCGACATAGGAAACATCCTCTACCGGGATTGCAAGGCTTTCGGGATAGGTATAGTGCCAGCAGGAGAAACATTGACGGGTGAATTGACCTCTGAAAGAATCGTTATCCACACGAAGAAACAACAGCCGGAAAAGTATTGGAAGAAGTCTTTCGCAGAAGTGAATCTATGTGTACCCAATTTAAGCGAGAATGAAGCGAACACAATCCGGCTTAACGAACTTGAAAGAAAGGCTGGCAAGCTGCTTGATGATGTAGTAAGCACCTATGACGGTACAACCTATCGTTATTCTATCGAATCAATTGGCACGGAAGCGGATACAGCTTTGAAATGTCATTATGTGAATGTAAGAATTTTATTTGAAGTAATAAATGTAAAACTATAAGATTATGATTTCAGCAGTAGGAATAAAAAGAATCTTGTTTGCCGACATTGATAAGGTAACGGCAGACATTACCCCCGAAATCGCAAAGACTTTGATTCAAGCCGCTATCAAGGCAAAGGATGAGGTTTTGAATGTACATGGGGAAACGTGGCAGATTGAGGAAACGGAAGCCTCTGTCACTGGGTACAAGAACCAATTAACGGGAAAGAATTACCGTTACGATGATGTACCGGGAGAAGTATCACCAACTTTCTCTATCGGACAGTATGACTGGAAGACAAAGAAAGCGTTCATGGGGGGCGATGTTATTCAGGCAACATCTAAAGATGTGGGTTGGAAGCGTGCTTTGGATAAAGTTATTATCAACAAAACATTGTTCTGTCTGACCGATGATGATGTCTGGTTCATCTTCCCAAAATGCCGTATTGTTTCTCGTGAAGCTAATACGGATAAGGCAATTGCAATCGCTGTAAAAGGCTTGGTGCAGGAACCGGGAATTGAAGGTGTTTCTTCTGAGTATAACTACGAAGAGGGGCAGATTAAAGCTTTGCAGGCATGAACTACAGTAACCATTGTACCTACTCCTTCCGATGCGACCGTAAAGCTGGACGGTGTAACGGTCAAGTCAAAGCAGGTGAATGCCGGGGCTACCGTTCACTATGAAGTGTCGAAAGTGGGGTACGTCACTCAGTCAGGAGATATTAAAACCACTCCTTCTGAAGTTGATACCACTCTTAAAAAAGAGATAACATTGGTAAAAGTACAAGAGTGATAACCGGGGGATGGATATGCACCATTCCCCCTTTTAGTTTAAGAATATGAATCAAGCAGCAAAAACGGTTTCTGACGCCTTGTTAGGGCTGGATTTTAAAAATGTAGAGATAGGTGGAATCGTTTATACCATCAAACCGCCTACAATTAAAGTTATCTGTCGTGCCATTCACCATTTCGCCAATATCGGCATGACTGGAGATAATGTCATGGAAGCTATTAAAGAACTTCCTGAAATTACTGGAGATATGCTGAAAGGCATTTCTTGTTTCATCTGTGGCAGTGAGGAACTGGCTGATAATTTGGAGAACGGCACTTTTGAAGAAATCAAAGATGCCTTGAAAGTCTGTTTCTCTATGATGGATATTTCGGCTTTTCAGTGTGTCAGCTCGATGAGGAACGTGTCGATGCTGGCAGCAAGACCGAAACAGTAGGAAACGCAACGTTCTTCGGGCAGATCGCCCATTTGATTGACACGCTTCATCTGAGTTATACAGAAGTGTTTGAGATTATCCCTTATCGGAATCTGCTGATGATGCAACGGGATAAACTTCATAGTGTCAGTGGTCAAAAGGTGAATAGAATCAGTGGTAAGGAATTGGCTAATCGTAGGAAAAAATTATAGATATGGCAAAACTTGTATTTCGCGTACAGTCTGACTGGGAAGAAGTTGTAAGGCTTCGTAATGAAATTGCGAAGTTAAAACAAGAATTAATGAGCATGGATGGTACACAGTCTCCTGCTGCTTTCAAGGCTTTAAATATCCAACTTGCTGCATCTAATCAAAGATTGGATGAGTTGGTGACTAATGCAGCCAAAGCTGGAGCAGAGATGGAAACGGGATTCAAAAGGAAAATCTTCGATGCTTCTCAGGTAGTGAATGGTTTCACAGAGAAAATTCTTGCTCAAAAAGCGGTAGTTAAGGATATTGAAGCGGATGTAAAACGACTTGGGGATGCTTATCGTATAGCATTGAAAAGGAATCCGTTATCAGCAAATAGCAAGTTAGAAGAATACAATGCTGCCCGCAAAGCTCTTGATGAAGAAAAGGCGGCTTTATTTGGATTAACCCAACAACAAGCCGAAGCGCGTCTTTCCGTAAAGAAACTTCGGGATGAATACGCCCTTTACAATGATAATGCTAAGGAAATCGTAGAAAGTAACAGCGGTATCGCTATTTCTTGGAAGAAAGCATTGGCGGTTATTGGTGGTGCTGGAGTATTAAAGGCATTAGGTTCTGAAATGATTCGTGTTCGTGGAGAATTTCAATCCATACAGACTGCTATTGAGACTATGGTTGGAAAGGATATGGCAGGACAACTGATTCCGCAAATCAAGGAGCTGGCTAAGGTTTCTCCACTTACTATGTCAGATATGGTTGGAGCAGAAAAGATGATGCTTGGATTTAACATACAAGCAGAAGACACTATCAAATACTTGAAAGCCATTAGTGATATTTCTATGGGGGAATCCACTAAGTTCAATTCGCTAACTTTGGCATTTTCACAGATGTCAGCAGCGGGTAAACTTATGGGGCAGGATTTGAATCAAATGATAAACGCTGGATTCAACCCGTTACAGATTATCTCCGAAAAGACCGGAAAATCTATCGCAACTTTGAAAGATGAAATGTCCAAAGGTGCTGTTTCCACTGAAATGGTTCAACAGGCATTCATTGATGCAACTTCCGCAGGTGGTAAGTTCTATAATATGTCTGAGAATGCTTCAAAGACTATCAATGGTCAGTTGTCTATGATGCAGGATGCTTTGGATTCCGTGTTTAACGAATTGGGAACTAAGTCGGAAAGTGTTATCATGGACGGTATTCAAATGACAACTTCGTTGATTCAGAATTATGAAACAGTAGGTAAGGTCTTGGCTGGATTAGTAGTTACTTATGGTACATACCGGACCGCAGTGATGCTTGTTGCTGCTGCTGAAAGTAAGCATACCCTTGTGGAGATTGGACTTACCAATGCCCGTTTATTGGCACGAAAAGCGCAGTTAGCTTTAAACGCTGCAATGCTTACCAATCCTTATGTAGCTTTAACTGTCGTTATCGGTGGGCTTATTACTACAATGTGGGCAATGTCTGATAGTACAACTGCTGCCGCCCGTGCTCAAAAAGAATATAACGGCATTAAAGATGCAGCATTAAAAAAAGAACAGGAACACAAGCTGAAAATCGAAGAATTATTGACTGCTGCTCGTGATGAGAGTTTGGCTACTCTTACTCGGCAAAAATCATTAGAAGAACTTCGTAAAGAATACCCTAAAATTTTCGAACAATACGATATTGAAAAGCTAAAGTTGGAGGATATCTTAAAGTTGAAGCAAAAAATAAACGAAGAAGATTCAAGGCGTTCTGTTCAAGGCAGGAGAGATGATTATAATGCTCTAAAACAAACGATTGCTAACCAACGGAGATATTTGCAGCTATTTGATAATCTCGATTTACGGAAGAATATGTCTGATTCCGATAAAGAAATATGGAAAATGTTTTCTGGTAATCAGTCATACGTACAGGTGCGTGAGCAAATGGAGAAAAACTCTGAACTTTTAAAAAAGTATCAGAAAGACATGCTGGATGATAATATTTCCGCTTACAAATCCAATCTTAAAAACTATTCTAAGGAGAAGCTTGAAGCGGAATTGAAACTTGCTCAATCGTCTGCATCCAAACGCAATGGTTTTGTTGTAAACGGGATGATGGTTAAAGGTGGAGATTTAGAAAGCGTTATTTCTTCAATTAATGGAGCGTTGGCTAAAAAGAAATCTCCTACTACTTACAAAGAAGATTACGAAAAAGCTAAGAAGGACTGGGAGGATGCCAAAAAGAAACAATCTGAAATAGAAAAGGACAAATCTAAATTTACTTCAAAGCAATACGAAGAAGCTAAAAAGCAAAAAGAAACTACCGAAAAAGCCTATAAGGATTTAGGCGGCATAACTGGAAGTTCGTTAACCAAGCAGGAAAACCAAGCAAAAAAAGAAGCAGAAAAGAAACGAAAGCAACAAGAACAGCTTGCCGAGCAACTTCTTTCCCTCCGCAGAAAGAACCAGCAGGATGAAGTCAATCTGATGGCTGAGGGAACACAGAAAAAACTATCACAGATTGACTTAGACTATCAGAAGGAGCTTGATGCCATAGAGAAGCAGCGCACTGAATGGGAGAAGACACAAAAAGGGAAGTTGACAAGTGAGCAGGAATCCCAATTATCCATATCGGAAGAAAACGCTTTCAAGGCATATCAGAAGAGTGTATCGGAAACAAACAAGGAAAAGTTAGAATCCGACCGGAAAGCATGGCAGGAATATTTCATCCAATTTGGTAATTATCAAGAGAAACGGAAGAATCTTATTCAGAAGTATGATGATGAAATAGCTAAATTGGAAGAACATAGTGCTGAAAGAGCTACTAAAATTGCTGAGAAGAATCAAGCAATAGATCAGCTGGACGAACAGTTCGGGAAATCTACTCATGTCATGGCTGATTTGTTTGAAGATGCAAGTGAAAAGAGTGTATCATCTATTCAAGATATTATTGATAAGTATGAATTGTTAATCAAGTATATGTCTGGAACGGATGAGTCAGTATCTCTTATCAATTTAAAATCAGTAGGTTTCACAGACAAGGATATCGCAAATCTTGAGAATGGGACAATCAATATCAAGGATATAACGGATGCCATAAAAAGGCTAAAAGAAGAAGTTAAAGGTAAATCCCCTTGGTTATCCTTTTTCTCGGATATGAAAAAAGGAATCGATGATATAAAGAATGCTAATGGTGATACAAGGAAGCTCGGCCAGGGCATATCAACTATAGGGGGAGCTATAACAGAGTTTTCTCCTGCTATCAAACAGTTTGGGAGTGATATATCTTCCATATTTGGAGAAGATTTGAACGATGAAATAAATAACGTTATTGACGGTCTTTCCGGTCTTGGGCAAACGGCAGTAGGAGTAGGACAAATAATGTCTGGAGATATTGCCGGAGGTATCATGAGTGCTGTAAGTGGAGTCTCTCAACTTGTCAATGCAATGGGTAATTTGTTCGGGCCGGACGGTACCGCTTATTATGAAGGAGTAAAGGAACAGCTTGAAGCAATAAATGAGGTCTATGATCGTATTATTGACAAAAGCAAGGAAGATATAGTTTTCGGTGGTGGATTTGCATCTGTTCAAGCAGCTACACGAGCCATGGATAATTACGAGAAGAAAGTAATCAATCTCCAAAAGATTGCCGCAGCTTCAGGGCGTGCCGGTGCAAGTTGGAAGTCTCATAGTGCGGAATGGCATTCTAACAAAAATGTTGGTGCAATAGGTGGTTTTGAGCAGATGAGCGACATTCTAGGTAAATCAATAAGCTCCATGACAGACTTGTATAGTTTGTCAGGAGATGAATTGTTCCTCATCCAGTCCCGAATGCCGGAAGCATGGAGCTTGATTGATGCCAGAATCCGTGAAAATTTGGATAGCATCGTAGCCTGTAAAGATGAAGCGAATGAACTGAGGGATGCTCTTAATCAAGCCATGACAGGGGTTGATTTTGATTCCTTCTACAATGGGTTTATTGATCAGTTATCCGATATGGATACTTCTTTTGAAGATATGTGTGATAACTTTGAGGATTATCTGCGTAAGTCAATCATGGCGGGGCTAGTTGCTAGCCAGTATCAAGACCGTATAAATGCTCTCTATGAACAATGGAGTGATGCAGCGAGAAGTGATAGTAAAATTACTAAAAACGAAGCAGACCTTCTCAAAGAACAGTATCAACAGATTGTAGAAGATATGATGCGTGATCGAGAAGAAATGTTTAAAACATTTGGGTGGGATGCTTCTGTTACTTCTCAGGAATCGTCGAAGAAAGGCTTTGCAACTGCTTCTCAGGATTCAATAGACGAACTTAACGGACGTTTCACTGCTTTACAGATATCTGGTGAAGAAATCAAGAATCAAAGTATAACCCAATCCCAATCATTAAATATTCTAACGATGAAAACGGATACACTTATTTCCATAAATACGGAAACGAGAAATATAGCCGATGACACACGTGATTTGATAGCAAGTTCATATCTCGAACTTGTTCAAATCTCCGAGAATACCGGAGCAATAATAAAACCAATCCAGCAAATGCAGAAGGATATGGCGGAAGTAAAAAACAATACCAAAGGATTATCAACAAAATAAATAGTTATGGCAGATTTATTAATAAATGGTAGAGATGCTTACAAGACTTGGGGCGTAAGAATGGGAGATAAATTCCTTGATGTGTTTGGTGCATCATTACCTATGAAAGAATTTATTGAAAATAAATCCCGATTAGAACATGGAAAACGTGTGATAATTAATAATCCCAAAATTGATGAACGGGAAATAACGCTCTCTTTTACCATAGAAGGCAATTCTAAATCTGATTATCAAGCAAAGAAAAAGGCTTTTTTTGAAGAATTATACAAAGGCGTGATTGATATTCAGGTTCCGGCTAACAGCAGTGACATTTATCACTTGATTTATTTAGGTAAAAGTATCACCTATGCGCAGAGTTTAGACAGAACTTCTGGTAAATGCTCGATGAAGTTTTGTGAACCAAACCCAAGTTTAAGAACCTAATTTACGACATTGATTTCATTGTCGTATATACGAGTGCCCAAAATTGGGTACTCTTTCTTTTATCTCCGAACTTTGGTGTGTTATGGAATTAGTAGACATCAAAGACATATCCGGCAACATTCGCTTTTCGACTCCTATCAATGAGGGTTCGAAAAGACACTTCCTTTTGATGCAGGAAGATTATGTAACTCTAAAGTTTTCCCTTGCCAGTCCTATCTATTTCAAGTTAGGGGACTACATAGACAATGAGTTGGGAATATTTGAAGTAGTAGACCTGTATAAACCTACCTATAATACCACTAGCGGAGGCTATGACTACGAACTCCGCCTTGACGCTTATTACTGGAAATGGAAGAATAAGAAATTTTTCTACACACCTGAAACAACCGGCCGTGAGGCTGGGTGGAATCTCACAGCCACTTTAGATGTTCACCTGAATATATTTCTTGATAACTTGAAATATCTTGGCTATAAATTCAGGGATAAGGACTTCATTTGGGAAATTGATGATACGGTAGAAAATTCCGCTAAATTAGTCACGTATGACAATGTAAATCTAATAGATGCGCTCACACAAATGGCGGAAGCGTGGGGATGTGAATGGTGGATAGAGAATCATAAGATTTGTTTCGGGCGTTGTGAATACAGTTCCCCTGTTGATTTCAAAGCTGGTGACTTGACGGACACAGAGAATGTGAATGTCAATAATATGACACGCAGCGATAGTCAGACAACTTATGCTACCCGTATCTACGCTTTCGGTTCTACACGAAACATCCCTGCTACTTACCGGAAAGATTTGATATTTGATGTTAAGAAGGTTAATGGGAGAGATATATCCGATACCTCAAGACCGTTAAACATAAGGTTCTTTCCTTCCGTTTCTCATACTGGAATATCTCCTATCAGTATGAATATATTTGAAGAGGGCGAAATGGTGGGAGCACAGGAAGAATATAAGGTTATGACGGAGGTATTTACTTCTTCCATGCCAGCTAGTGAGTACCATATCTCATTCAATTCAATGTTACTATACTTTAGCACCCGATTCACGTCAAACATTGAAAATTTTAAGGCTAAATTATCATTAGTCTATTATGTAGGAGATGTGGAGAAAGTACTGGATATTCAGGAGAAAGCTTTCAATGATCCAGTTTCAAGTTTTACTATTAGTTTTAGTGACACTGATTTCTTTCTTCCTGAAAAGGCTAATAATTGTAAGTTTTTGTTTACATTTAGCTTTTCTCTGAATCATCCAGAGAAAACGGTAGTATATACAATTGGAAGGAGTGGAGAAAATAATGTTAAGCTTGAATGTTTGTCCGCATCGGCGGACACTTCTGTAACTTTCCTGTCCGGAGCAAATCCAGGGAGGACTTTTTCAGCCGTTTATAATCCTGACTTGCTAACAGGTGAGGACGCTAATGTCATACGTCTGCCGGAAGGGGTAACAGCTTCTATGGGTAACCAATATATTATCAACAATATCATTAAGGGTAAAATTCCTGATAACTATTTCAGTAAAGATGATAAAGAACTTACTCTGAACGGTGTCGTTCAAAAGCGTCTTATGTTACCAAAAGATGTTCCTTATATAGATGCTTATAGGTATAGTCCAACAGGCGAACGTATCTATATCGGAGATTCGCGTTATGATAATCCGAATAATGTCGAAATGCCGGAAGAAGAAGCTATTGAAGAAATTGTTAAATTAGAGGATGAATATCCTAAATATATCGGCTCCGTATCCACTATCACCAGTGATGAAAAGGAGGAGGAAGACAGTGACGGAAATAAGACAGGAAACAAGTACCTTATTTACACATTTAAGGACAATGGACTAAAAAACTTTACGAAAGATTTTGTGTTGAATGGTCAAGAACCCCATTTAATTTTCCAGACAGGTAAACTGGCCGGCCTTGATTTTGTTATCTCTCTAAAAGAGAGCGGTAATAGCGGAACTACATTCGAGATAACACGAAATGATGATTATGGCCGGTATCTTCCGGATGATATTCTTTATCCTGTTGTATCTGACACTTATATCCTTTACGGATTTGATACAGCGTTTATTTCAGAGCAGATGTTACCAGAAGCGGAACAGAATCTACTCAAAAAGGCAAAGGAATGCGTAAAGAAATCCATGATTGACCCGTCTACCTACGATTGCGAGATGAACGTTGATTTCATCTACAATGAGGGCAATATTCGTACATACGAAGTTGGAGCTAAAATAAACCTGATAAACAAAGCATTTTTCCCGAAAGGACGACAATCCCGTATCATAGGTTTTGAATGGCCGCTGGATATTCCTTACGACCACCCGATCTATACAGTCGGTGAAACAGCTTCATATTCGCGTATAGGTGAGATAGAGAGTAAACTGGAGTCACTCACATATAAAGGTCAAACCTATTCAGGCTCTTCATCCGGAGGAGGTGGAACAAGAGTGTACATCATTGGAGAAAATGACAATACTCTTCCTTCTGATAAAAATGTATTCTCCGCAAAGAGAGTTCTTCAGGAGATAATCAGTTATTCCATTAGTAAAACAAAAAATGACAGAGCTTTAGGGTTAATATCATTTCTGAAAGGCTTAATTTCCGAAGGCTTGATTGAAGCCAATGGCGGCCTGATAGTCCGCTCTGATAAAACACTATCAGAATTACAATCTCAAATATCCGATTCGTTAT